AACGATCTCCTCAGCAGGAACAGGTACCAGGTCGTTGCCATTGACCGTCAAACTCGGGTCACCCGGATGCTCGCGGTAAAGGTGATAGGCCACCCGACGGCCAAGGGCATCAAACTCGATGCCGCTACGAATTGGGTTACCCGATGCACTGAGCGTGTTCAGGCTCAAAGGCAGGTGCTCGGGCTCCAGAATTTGCAACTGGATCGGCACACTCAGGCCATCCTCTTGTCGCCGATTGCGGATACGGATCAGGCATTCGCCGCCCTCGACCATGGCCCGGCAGGCTAGTGACTGCAGGCCGTAGAAATCTGTGAGGTTGTTGCTGTCTGCCTCCTCCACCCACTGCCACCACAAAGCGTGAATTCGCTCCCGAAACTTGGGGTCATCCACCAAGGATTGCGGCTTGATGCCAGTGCCAATTGCGTTCGAAACAAAGCTGTCGACCGCGTTGGCCGCCCAAGCGTTTCGGCGCACCAAGTCTCGCGACTTGACCCGCAGTTGATTGCCCGTGGCCAGCATCGCCGAGACCGCCCCCGGGTCACCAGGATTCCAAATACGAGATCTGCGGCCTGAGCCAGCAGCCTCGTGAACTGAATTCCAGCCCACATAGGCTGTGAGTTTTTTCCAAAAGGCCATCTCAGAACCCTTTGGATGTGGTGACTCTGATCTGACGAGTCTTGGTTTTGCCGCTGTCCGATGCAAGCCCCGCTTCCACTTCGGACAAGGCCAGCTTGAGATCGGAGACCGTGCGGTACTCAATGGTCTTGCCGTCGTAGGTCACCCGATGCTCACCACTGGCAATGGCTTCTCGCAGTGCTTGGGCGTGTTCAAGGGTATAGGTCGTCATTAGTTCATCCACCGGCTGCGAATCAAGCGCCTGCCGCGTTGTGGTCCTTTAGAAACAACGAAGCCACCGCTGGGGGTGGCTTCTTGCTTGGTTGATTGGGCGTCTTCAGGTGGTCCTGCCAAGCCCAGCGGTTTTTCCAATTCACGCCAATGACGCTCCTCGTATCGGTCCAGTCCAGCGAGGCTGGCAGCCGCCCGTGCATAGACGTAGCAGTCAAGCGCTTCGTTGCGCTCACGAAGCTTTTGCCACTCGCGCACTGGGTAGCCATTGCGATCCCGACGCGTGACCAGTTGCTCTGAGCACAACTGCTGCACAAACTCGGCATCGACCTTGGGCAAATGGATATAACCGGCGGGATAGAGGATTTCGCCGTCCTCGGTTACCTCCATGGTCTTGCGTAGGTGGTTGTAGAACTCCAGCTTGGCAATTCCCCCAACCACCGAATAGACCCGAACACCCCGGCGAAGCTTCTTGCCGCCCACAGTCATGTCCACCGCCGTCGGCAAACCAACCAATGCAGCGCCGCGAGCCACACCCTTCATGGGCAGCAGTCGAGGATCACGCAGCTTGCGAACGAAGGCATAGGCCTCTTGCGTGGCAAAGCCGGTATCAAGACCGATGCGACTCAGGCGCAACTGCACCCCAGACGCATGCGTCCATGACTCATCGAGCATTTCACGCAGTCGTTGCCAGACCGTATCGCGGGAGGTGTCGCCAGCCAGCACGCGGTGCTCAACCAGCCAGGCCTCTTTGCCTCGACCGAATGCCCAGACCGATACCTCGATGCGATCCTTCTGAACGTCCACTCCTGCGCACAGCAAAGCTGCACCGATTGGCACCGTACCGATTCGATAATCTTCACGGCGCTCGAGCAAACGCTCCCACTCGGGGGTTTCTCCCTGCTCGACCCAGGTCTCGCCCAGCTCTGTGTTTTTAAATGCTTTCAAGGCAGTTGCAGATCCTTGTGCTGCTTCCCATGCTGCAGCGATGTCGACCCAACTGCGCCAACCAACTGGGCTGTACAGACTGGAGAGGTGAAACCCCACCGTCTTGCCGACGTAGTCAGGAATCGATGATTGCCATCGACCCCGCTCCAGCATCTCGGTTTTTTGGTATTCGTAAATCGGCTGCTCACACGACTCGCACTTGTAGTGCGCCGTCGCGGGCAGACCTTTTTCCCAAATTAGTTGTTCGAAGATCAGGACTTGCTCGTGCTCGCAATGCGGACATGGGACCATGAACTGTCGCTGGTCTGTTTGCTCGTACTCGCGTTCGATGCGCGACGATCCAGAAATTGTTGGCGTCGAGACAATGAAAATTTTTCTGCGTGCAAAGGTTCGGGTTCGAGCCTCAGCCAGTGCAATCGCATCACCTTCTCCTTCAACGTCGCCCGGGTATCCATCGACCTCATCCAAAAACAAATAGCGCACCGGCATCGAGCGCAGGCCGACGGCGCTGTTAGCACCCGTCATCACCAGCACGCCACCACGGAACTCTTTTCCCAAGATGGTGTTGCCAGAGTCACGTGCCCGCGCGGGGGCGATCAAACCCGACAGCGTCGGGCTTTCTTCAATGAGGGGATCTATCCGCTGCTTGGAGTTGCGCTTGGCCATCTCGACCGTCGGCGCAACAGCCATCATGGGACCAGGGGCCAGATGGATCACATACCCAATCCAGTTGTTGCCACACTCCGTGCCACCAACCTGTGCGCCTTTCATGAACACCACACGCTCGACGGGAGACGTCGGCGAGAGACAGTCCATGATCTCCTTGAGATACGGCGTGCGATTGGTTCGCCACTTGCCTGGCTCTGAGGCCGACTTTCCCGAGAGCACTCGGTACTGGTCAGCCCATTCAGACACGGTCAGCAGTGGGTCGGGGGTGAGCCCCTCGCGCCACGCCTCAGCAATGGCATCAAATCCGTCATAGTGTTCCAACACATCCCTGCATTCCGTAAAACCTCAAGCCCCGAGTAGGGTTCAGTCCAATCGAACGGCCAAGTCGCCAAGTTCGATCAAGTGATTGCGCACGGCTTTTTCCAGCAGCACATGCAAGGTATGCCCATCGGCGTTGAGGTCGGCGGCCATTTGCGCAGCAACCCGCGCTGGCCAGTTCAACCAAGCATCTCGCTCGGCACGCGCCATCTTGAAAACGTGTGCAACGGCCTGGTCACGATTGACAAGCTCCCCTTTGAGACGGGCCAGTCGCACCCGGTTGGTTTGCGCCTTGAGCACCTCATTGGCGGTCTTGGCCTGCAGCAAGGTGGTGCCACCGCCTTTGGGTTCAAACGAGCCCGCTGATTCACCCAGCGTTTCCCGTATTCCCGCAATTGCCTCATTGGAGACGGGCTTGTGTTTGCCCCGTTGCTGCGCGGCGTCTGTGTTTTTGCTCCATTGAGCGTCGGCCTGCGCCGCATTGATCGTGCCGTCTGCGTTGGGGGTGATCCGCCCGGCCTCGATGGCCTTGCGCACCGCCGTATCGGACACCCCTCGGTGGCGCGCATAGGCCCGAATTGAGAGTCGATCGGTCATACCCAAGTGAAAGAGTCTGGCTAAGAAATTGACTTGATGTTGTTCGGAATTGAAGCGTTCATACGGTCATCAATCAACGTTTTTTGGAGCGCCGCATGAACCACAAAAAAACCACCAACGCCATCAACGCGCCTTCTTGCCTTTTGGAGCAGATCGCACGCGAGCACCTTTTTGTCCAGACGCTGCAGACGCAGCATTCGGACCGACTGGACTTTCACGACGTGTCGGTTTGGGGGCTTGAGGCTGCTCTGCAAGCGGCTTATCAGGCTGGCCTGCAGGCACAGACGAAGAAGCAACAGGGCAAGAAAAAAGATTCAGAAATCGCTTGATAAGCGAGCGGAATGAAGCGTTCATCACATCACCATTTTTTAAAGGAAAAACCATGAAACTCTCCGAGACCCAAACCAATCTGCTCACGGCAGCGGCCCAGCATCCAGAGCACTTGCTGACCGACTTTCCGGCCAATCTCAAAGGGGGTGCGAGGCTCAAGGTTTTGACATCCCTGGCCAACGCCAATCTGATTACTGCCCACAGCCTGACTGAAGACGGCACCACGCAATTTGCAATCACAGATGCAGGCCGCAGCGCTCTTGGCATTGCGGTCGAAACCAAAGCGTCCCCCTCGAAACGAGAGGGCACGAAGCAGGCCACGCTGATCGATTTGCTCCAGCGCCAAGAAGGGGCAACGCTCGAACAGATGGTTCAAGCCACCGGCTGGCAACAGCACACGGTTCGGGGATGCATGGCCGGAGCCTTGAAAAAGAAGC